CTTATCTTCTTCCTTCAAGGTGCTGATGATTTGCGTGTACTGTGCTTGCCACATTTGTAAACGCTCGTCGTTCTTGAGGAAAGGCATTGCTTGCAAAAGAGTTCCATACAGCATGGCTTGCGGCGCATATTGTGTGAACCAGTTGGTTTGGTTGTTTGTGTCCAAGGGCTGAACGCGCTCGTAGTACACGGTCTCAACGCTGTAAGCGGCGTCAGGTGTGGGGGCTATCAGCCAATGGGTGTAATCGTAGTCACCGTAAAACTTTGGCTGATCAGTAGTTGTGGTGCTTGGCCAATACCCCCGCAAATACTCGTACTTGCGCAAAAACAAGGGGGTGCGCTCACCATTGACAATCATCGTCATTGACACCGTTTTGTGCCAACGCGCAGGTTTTGGAACAATTGATTGAGATGTAACTAGCGAAAATGTACCTACGTTTATGTTCCCCAAAAACTTCATGTCAGCGGCAAGCACCTGCTCAGCCAGCATGATAAAGGTGGGGATGTAGGCAATAGTGACGGCGTCAGTGCGCTCTAGATACGCCTCAACGCTAGTGACTAGGTTGTCATATGTTTGGGCTACGGCGGTTGCCATCCTGAGGCTCCTTTTTAACCAACATTACGCTCAAAATGGGGACAATCGACAAGCGATTTGAAATTGCCTCCCCAGCGATTTTTGGGGTTCAAAGTTTCCCAATAAGCACCCAGCGGCGCGAGGATGCTCTTGTCCCATATTATCTTCCCATCCCTGAAGAAGTTCAAGTCTCCAGCGCACCGTTTCAGGTGAATGGAATTCATGGTCTTTGAGCGGCCTGTTTTGAAGTAAATGGCTTGCTGTTCGGGGGTGCGGGCAACTTCCCCAGCGGTCACAACAAAGCCCTGCTCTGTGGCATATTGAACCAGTTTGCAAAAGTCCAGCAAGAATGCGGCTTGTTCGGTGCTTAAGCTCATTTTTTGCTCCTCATATCTGCAAGTTTTTCAACCGTGCGCCCACCAAAGTAAGCGCCCATGATTAACATTCCCCAGTTGCCCAGCAACGTGACGTAGGACTCATTTGCGTTGTGGCCGTAAGCAGACATCATGGCAAAAATGAAATAGCCCACAAAGATGGCAATTAAGCTCATGGGGCGTATATTTTTTGACAACCAAGAGTCAGATGTCATATCGGCTTGCCAACGATCTGTGATGTTGTCAGCGTCGTTTTGAGCGGCCTTGGCCAGCAACTCAAGTTCAGCCAATTCCATCTTGGCCTTTTCAATACCAAGCTCAAGCAGGCGCTCTTCATGCTCAAACTGAAGTTGGCGCAAATTGCTGACATCTTCGGGTGTCGGATCGTCAGGTATCTTTACACCCAAAGTCTTTTCGACCACCTCCTTGCCCTTGGCTTGGATTGCGCTGGACAGTAGCGTCAGGCCATTTGTTGCAAGGCTACTCAGTAGGGTTGCGACTATTGGAATCATTTTTTCTTTCCTTTTCGATTTTTTGCCTGAGTTTTTCCATTTTTTGAATTTGGGCTTGAGCTTCTTTTTTGGTTTGCAACACGTCCATATACAGCATGCCAAGCAGAGGGAGCGCGAACACCGCCAAAATTAACGCCGCCAGCCACCCCATCACTAGCTCCCAGTCCTGCTTAGGAGGGTTAGGAGTAGCCACAGGTAGAGGAGGAAAAGCAAAGTCGCTAGTAGGTACGCCTGCCTTTCGTTTGAAAGGCGCTCCTCTTCCTTGCGTTGCCATGATTGTTCATCCCGTTTCTTTCTTGCTTTGTCCTGCTCTGCCTTGATGATGTCCCGTGTTGCAAACGTGCGGCTGTACAGAGCCCCCATCTCGGCTGGGGCACCGTATACCATCGCCTCTCTTATTTCTCGCTCCAAAAGGGCCATTTGGTCTTGGGCCATGATTCTGTGGAGGGCGGCTTCCATCAAATTTGCATCAGGGTCATAGACGTTTTTTGATCGCTCCTCTTCAATGCGAATTGTCTCAGCCAATTGTTCCTGCAAACGAAAGAAAGTGCTCAATTGACTCACAATATCCGAGAGCACTTTTGTCTCGTCGACGGCTACATATTTTTCCTTTTTTCGCGTCGCTTGCGCCACAGGCTCTTCTTTGGTTCCGAAGAGCTTGGCCCAAAAACCTTTGGCCTGTCGGGCAACACCAGCAGTTTCTTCAACAATGGACTTGACCTCCATGAAAGCGGTTTTCGCTTGCTTGTACAAAGCAGTACCTTGCTGGATTGCAGTAACACAGGCTCGAGCGGCCAGCAAGATGGTGAGCGGGTCGATTTCATAGCCCCAAGAACTTTTTGATGAACTCGCCAGCCACGCCCGGGCCAAACAGCACGCAGATAATCACCGCGTACAGCAGGTACTCAATCTTGGTCATACGCTTATCGCCGTTCCGCAAAGAGCTTTCAATACTGTGGTATCGCTCTGTGCAGACGGCTTCGTGCACGGCCAATTTGATTTCTGTGGCAGTGGTGGTGTTATCCATGCTTCTTCACAAAGGGAGGCGGCCAAATGCGGTTTTCGTCAGCTATGTGAGCCTGTGAGGCGTATGGGTCGTCAACGGCCACTGTAGGCTCTGCTTGAGCTTGTGGTTGAGCTTGTGCCTCAAGAACATTTTCTTCTTCAGATTGTGTGTTTTCTTCTTCAATCATTTTTTACTCCTCGGTGGGTGGTTGAACCTCAGGTGCTGAGCCTGCTCTTTTTTCTTCTTGCTGGACATCAACCGCTTTTTGGATCTGTGCCATCAATTGGAAAACTTCTTGGTAGGGCTTTGTGCCCAAGTACCCAACAATTTGATTTGCTGTTTCAAGTGTGAACCAAACTTTTTCTACCATTTTTGTTCCTTAAAGTTAAACGGGTTTTAAGTTTAACCTTTTATAAAAAGGCAATGAAATAGTAGTTGCGTCCTGCGGTATTCAGAATGGTGGTTGAGGCCATGGTGAATCCCAAGGTGGTTCCAAGGCATACGTCACCCAAGGTTGCGTTGTTTGCCGCGCCTGACAAGCGCATGCGGTAGTTGCTACCTCCTGTCATGCCCATGCTGGCCGTAAACATAACAGTTCCATCAGTACCTGACCCATCGGTGATGATGACGGTGGATGGCTGAAATCCAATTAGAATTTCTTGCGAGGCCGACGCCCCGGGGTAATACCCGACGTTCACAAACCCCGCCCTACTGCACCACGCAAAAGCATGATAACCAGCGTTAGAGGTATTTACTAAGGCACTTGTTCCACATGTAATTGTGGTGGCCGTTAAAGCTGTGTTGTTCCAAACCGTTGTGTCTGTTACTGCGGCATTGGCCCCTGAAATATCTATATATTTATCTACACCAAGGGCATTGTGAAACAAGATTGTGCTGGTATTTGAAATGTCTGTGTTTCTTACCCACATGTAAGTGGGTATGTCTCCTAGCTGGTGATAGAAAGTTCTAACAGTTCCAGTTCCTGACCACATGGGCGTGCAGTGAATTCTTGGAAATTGAACACCATACAAAATAGCGTGCGATTGGGTGCTAACCAACCCAGCAAACTCAAAGTTTCTACCGTCATATCCCGATGAAGCTTGCGTGCCTCCAGCGGTGGCGTTCATGCCATAGTATGGGCTTGGCAAATTAGCGTCTGAGCATCGAATAAATTGTTGATTCCTTGTATACAGCCTTGCGGCAACAGCGTTTGTTCCAACGCCCGAAACAACCAAAACAAATGTGTAATAAAAAGGGTAGTTGTTTGTGTTTCCTATGTTATATGTAGACGTTGTAACGCCTGAGGCAATCAATGCAGATTTAGCCCCTGCGTAAAAAGGCCTAGCATTTGGTATGTCTATATTAAAGTCAGAGGGTTCAAAAAACCACACAAACCAAGCATGGCTTCCAGTGCTACTAGAGTCATTGCGCCCAGCAATTCCACCAGCGCCTGCGGTTCCAAAATTTGAAAATTGAATGGTTGGAATAGTTCCACTGGCGGGAACCATAAATCCGTAGGTGATGGAGCCCGGCACCATGCCGCCCGTAAAGGAAGTGGTATGCCCATTTGTCCAACTACAAGCTGTGGCGGTGTTTGAGTTAACAACAAGCCAAATTGCTTGGGTCATTTGAGCTTGATTACCTACGGTTACGGCGTCTCTATTGTTTTTATTGCCTAAGGTTGGCCAACTGGTGGTTTGGGATCCACCCGCAAGTATCTGCTGATTATTGCTACCAAACACAGTTGATGAGCTATTACCATCCCAACAAAATGCGTTGTATATGTTGCCAGTAATATTTTGCGAACCCGCTGACCCCGCCGCTCCAAGATATAAAAGGCCACCGCCAAATTGCGCTTGCCACCTACCTGCTATAGCAGTTGGAGTTTGACCACCAGAAAAAAACCCCCACGCATTTGAAGTTGAACTATTCGGCTGACCCATCACGAGAGTTCCCGCAGTGGTATTTGCAACAAAAACTAATCGAGGATTAAGAGTATTTGATGCCGCGACAAAGCTGATGGTTCTTGCGGTATTATTTCCTGTGTATTGAACACAAGAAAAGGCTTGGCTGTTTTGAAACAAAAAATAAATCAAGACGGTGTCGGTGCCAACGGTTGTGCCCGAAAAAAAGGTTCCCAGCGTAATTGATGTGTTTGTGTTAGCGGTGAGGCTGTTTGCGTTTACAGTAGTAGTCCCCACCCCGTTGATGTAGCTACCAACACCCACAAGTGAAGTTACTATGTTGTATCCACCACCGCCTGTAATTGAGGTCGAGACGCCGCCCGTAATCGTAGCTAGTTTGTACACCCACATTGCGTAGCCAGCGGTGGTAAGAGTCAGGTTGGGAAAATTTAACGTAATTGATGCGTTTCCCGTCATCCGAATCACGCCATGAGCGCGGTTATTTTCCGCAGGCGTGCCTGTAAACGTAAGTGGTCTTGGCGTTGTCTGCCCGTACCCTTGTGCGCTTACCGCTCCCTTAGATTGAAGTATTGGCATGGTTATGCATACCTAGTTTGTGACGCAACAATGTTGTAGGTTGGCGTTATCGAAGTTTTTGTAATTGTCAACGTGTAAACATCAATTGAGTTTGCGTTACCAGCGGACGGTGCAACGGCATTTAGCCATTTTGGCGTTTGCGCAACTCCATCAATCTGAGTTGCTGATTGAAAAAATGGCGTTGCGCCGTTGGTTACCATTACAGCCAAGGTAATTGTTTGGTTAATTGCCATCAGACTGTTAAAGGTGGTTACGCCATTACCTCTAACGTTCAGTGTCCAGTTGTTTGTGGCGTTGCCTGTTACGTACAAAACAGTCTGCGTAATTACATCGTATGTAGCCGTGGCCGTAAGCGGGGTTGCAGTAATTGTGGTGGTTTCAATCAAACCAGTCACCACTGCATTTGCGCCAATTGAGCCAGCGCCAAAGCTTAGAGTGCCTGCGCCATCAGTCTTCAAAAACTGATTAGCACTACCGTCCGCAATTGGCAAGACAAGCGTGAGCGTGCCCGAGACGCCCGGCTTCAGCGTGATGACGCCAGCATTTGAGTTGTCAAAGTTAATAGCCATTAGTAGGATACCTCAGTTGCAATTACGGTTGCGCTCCAACGAATAGTCGTTCCTGCTTGGCCAGTTGCCGTGATTGTTATAGCGCCAGTTGTTGTGTTTGCAGTGACCGCCACATCCCAAGTTGAGGCTCCCGCGTCTGCGGCCAATACATTTTTGGTCAATGTCCCAACAAGTACGTTTGTGTTTTCGGTTGCGCCTTTCTTGGCGGCTCCTTTAAATTCCCAAGCCTTAGCGTTTGATGCGCCCGTAATGCCGCAAGAAATCAATATGGTAAAAGTAGAGATTCCATTCAATGGAACATAGTATTGGTTTGTTGAGGCGGCTACAGATGTGTTGGATCGCAAAATTGTTGCGGTTGCATCAGTTGTTTGAACACCAACCGTAACAAAGCCCATTTGGGTGTTACCAAGGGCGCTTGCAATGGGCGCATTGGGTGCAAATGCTCTATACCCAACCACGGCACGAGAGGTTGCCCAAGCGCCAACCGCCATAGATTGGACTGCGTTTGCGGTGCTGTTTGTTCCATGAACAAGCGCATAAGAGCCTGATGCGGTGTTTGTGTCACCACCAATGACAACCGCATATGTGGCATTTGCAGTATTGTTTTGACCGCCAAGTATTCCAGCGTTGTTGGAGCTTGCGACCTGCGCGGCAGAGGCGCGAACCAATTGAAAATCAATTGCGTAATTTCCGCGCTTGTTGCCTCCTGTGACTGTTGCGTCAGGAATTGCAAGCAGGAATGCACCCACGCCTTTTGGCACCAAGGCAATGTCTGCCGAAGCCACAGCCGCTGTTGCGGTCAGGGCGTTGGCGTAAATTGTTGCATTTGGTGCAATAATGTCTTGTGAGGCGGTAAATCCAGTCAGCCCTGCGGCGGCGGTAGCCCAAGCGGGG